ACAAATGCTAGATATGCGCGTAATCTTATAAACATCAAGTCATCAAATGCAAAGGGAGCATAAAATGATAAACGATAATCCAGCACGAGTAGCAACACCAGAGTCACCAGTTGAGCCAGACCTTAGAAAGTTGAAGTATGAATTTTTACACAATTATCTAGATACTGATAATACTGACTCTGCCTTTCACGAAGCCCTAGAAGACCACATTTTTGAGAGCCGCTTAATCCACCACTGGCTGCGTAAGCTATACACTCATAAAGCTGACCAAGTGCAGCTAGATATGCAAGACCTTTTAACTGATTTTGTATCTGACTATATCGAGGCGAAGCTATGACCCTCACTAAACTTCAAAAAGAAATTATCCAGTATCGTTTAGATGTAACTGACGCAATGGCTGACGTTATGTACGATGGGTATCCAGCGTTGTTTAGCTCTTGGAATGAGTGCGAGTCCGCAATAATATCGAGAGCTAAAACCTTAATAGACAAATTGGTTAAAGGCTCTGATTTAGATGACATAGAGCTTTATATGGTTGAGGATATAATGTCTGACGAGGTATTTGTTGACTGCGCTGATGGCGCTGACCCTGATGAGTGCTCATCTAGCAAGGCTGCTGGTATAAGAAGATCACACGAATATCTTTGCATCAAACTTATGAAGTTATTGGAGGTCAGCTATGAAAACTAAAGAATTAGAAGGTGCGTTAGTTGATGAGTCTATTGGTGACGCTCACTCTCACAAAGAGTGGGAAGGCTGGCTTGAAGCAAACCTAATGGCAATGATGGCTGACTACGCGAGAGAGTCAGGTTATCCAACTGGTTCTGAGTTCGGTAAGGCTATGGAAGCAATGGCGCTAGAGATTTGGCAGCTAATGAATGACAAACAGCAAGACAATGATGTTTTACCGTTCTAATGGGTAGGGAGAAGGAGTTTAGTCCTGTTGATTTTGAGCATCGCGGGACTGCTTACCAAAAGCATCACGATAGAATGGTAGGCGGCTCAAAAAGATTTGTATCTGATACGCCTTGCCCTAAATGCGGGGAGTATCTGAGAAGGTGGCGCAAGCAAAGAGAAGATCAAAAGACTTCATCTTGTGTTAGCTGCTCGCAGATAGCAAAGAATAAAAAAGCCGATACGGTTAAGTGCGATAAACGCAGAGCAATTGAAGAACACCAAACAAAAGATAATTATTGGGAGATGTAATGAACAAATCAGATCAAATAAACCACTTGGCAGCAGCTTTGTGCAAAGCACAGGCAGAGATGGGCGGTGCGGTTAAAGACGCTAAAAATCCGTTCTTCAAATCATCTTACGCTGATCTAACATCAGTAATTAAAGCGATCAAAGAACCGTTCGCCAATAACGGGTTATCTTATTCGCAGTTGCCAGTAACATCTGAAGGTGGTGGTGGTGTAGGTGTTACTACAATCTTAATGCACTCATCTGGACAATGGTTAGAGTCAGAGTTCTATCTACCACTTGCCAAAAAAGACCCACAGGGCGGTGGTAGTGCTATAACCTACGCTAGACGTTATGCGTTACAGGCGATAGCGGGTATTCCTACTGCTGACGATGACGCTGAGGCTGCGATGATGCGGGGAAAGCCAGTTGAGAAGCCCAGAGAGGAGATATGTGCTGAAGCAGTAGAGGCTCATATTGATTCTCTACAGTATATTCGCAAAGTGTTAAGTGACCCTACGCCTGAAAATGTTGCACTGGCTAAAGAGGCATTCGGTGAGATACCTGATGCAGACCAGAGGGCTATGTGGGTTGCTCCAACTAAATGCTCTACAGCATTCCTAACAACCGAGGAGCGTAGACTGCTCAAAGGCGCGTGAGAATATCTGACAGGTTAAAGATGAGGATAGTTAAGATGCTGCACTTCACACAGTTAAACTACTCCGAAATTTCACGCTCGCTAGGTGTCCGTAGGGAAGTGGTTTACAAAGTAGCCAAAGAAGTAAAAGACGATAAGCCACTAACCGATGAAGAGTTGGCTTGCAGCAATACAACAAAAGGTTTTATGAATTATTTAAGGAGAGGTAACAATGAATAACAAATATGACGTAGGTGTGTGGAAGTTATCGTATTACAAAATAGATACTGAGACAGGCGATGCCTTGTGTGACGACAATGGTAATGTTATCGAGTTTTATGTTCCCAACGAGGATTGCTCACAAATAGCTGAGTCAATAAACATTAATGATCTGATGGAAGTAAGTTAGGAGAGATAAAAATGACTAAAAATAAAGCTCTTGATAAGTTAGATATAAAGGAATGGGAAAGCCTGTTTAAGTTAAGAGATGTTTGGATTAAAAGCGATGATGTAGAGGCAGAGATAGCAAATGATCTTTTTTATACTACGGCTAGGTATTTAGCGAATAAGCAAGAGGCTAGGAGAGATGGATAATGACCACTGGTTTGAAGTAATTACGTTAGTAATACTTGGTTTCGGTTTTTTAATTTTAGTAAAACATTTATTTATTTAAGGAGAAGAAAAATGAGCGAAGAAAATTCTGTATACATTGCACTGGCGTTAATGTTTGTTTCAGTAGGCGCGTGGTTTACACACATTATCCATTGCCTTATACACGCTAAGTATCTTTTGTTGATTGCTGGCGCGTTTATGTTCCCTGTAGGCATTATTCACGGTGTAGGTATTTGGTTTGGGGTTAGCTGGTAATGGGTACTAAAGGGATTGATCAGCGCCCTTATGATCGAGATAAATTTAATAATAACTTCGATGCCATTTTTGGTAAGAAAGAAGAAAAAAAAGAGGAGGTGAAAGTTGAACGAAGAACATCTGGAGGAAGGCGATCTTATGATCGCGATAAAAAAGTCACCTGATAATGAGTCATTTTTTCTACTTATATCGACCGATCAAACAACAAGTATTTTTGATGTCGGTGACAAAACTGATTTAAGGGCGCTCGGTGAGTTGTTCCTTGAAACAAGAAACTCAATTATTGATCTAACAAGGGAGTTACATTAATGAATAATCCAAGCCAGTACGACTTGATAAAAGACCATTTAGAATCAGGTAAGACTTTAACAAGATTAGAGGCTCTAAGCGATTTAGGTATTATGAATCCGACCGCACGAATATCAGAGCTAAGGGCAGACGGAATACCCGTAGAGACAAGAATGGTCGGTGTCTACAACAGATGGGACGCAAAGGTGAAGGTTGCTCAGTGGTTTATACCTGAGCAGGAAAGCCCTTTATTTAGACGTAATCGCAGCTAGGCAGCACTTCCTTGCGCTGCTGCTGGTCAGCGTTACCTAGCAACCAGCAAACCTTAAACTTAAAATCACTTTCAAATTTGAGAGTTATTTTCCACCTTGACTAAAGAGAGTATAACTATGCAATACGATGACAATAACAAAGGCGCACTATGGCCTGCCAAAGACCGAGATTCTGATAAACACCCACACTTCACTGGTAAAGCTATGGTGGGCGGGGTTGAGTATTATGTTTCAGGTTGGAAGCGTGACCCTAACGGCAATCCAAAAGCACCATCTGTTAAGTTTAGCTTCAAAGCAGTAGATGAAGTGAAGGCTCAAACTATGCAGCAAGTACCACAACAAACGCAGCCAGCTCAGGCAGCACCGATTGACTTCGATGATGATATTCCATTTTAGGGATTAGTTATGAAATATACAGCTCAGGCAACAACAGGTATTACAGGCGCACCCGCTGGAATGTATGGCGAGCTGCGAGTTGATTCTTTGGGGACAGGCGATAAGTTTGACCCTTGGAAAATACAAACCTCAATGTTTGGTGAAAAAATGAGACTGTCTGAAGTCAGAGATAACATTAGAGATTTCCATAGGTTAAACGCCTATGGGACTCTTGTTATGTTTGCACTAAGGAATGGGTTTACCGAAGATGAGTTGTGCAGAGTTGCAGATAACAAAAAGAATATCTGCTATGACCTGTACTGCGGTGATGTCATTTTTAGAAAGTTGAATGACCGCCACTATAAACGCCAAGTAAAGAAGGTGCGTAAAGGTGCGTGAATTTATAATTAACCCAGCTAACCAAGATACAGTTGATGACTTTGTTAGCTATTTAGATGAGACTCTGCAAGGTGGTGGCTTATTCAAGGTCACCATTAAGCAAGTTAAAGACAGGTCACTGTCACAAAATGCTTTACTCCACATATGGTTTAGAGAGTACGCAGCAATGCGCCTTAATAAGCCCCTCAAGAAGATTACTCAAGACGATACCGATTCTATTAAGTTACTTGTCAAGCAAGCCTGTTACGGTGATATGAAGTACGACTGGCTATGTCAGCGCGTGACTAATATAGACACTGGTGTCTCGGCTTTTGTTTTAAGGTCTACCAGTAGATACGACAAGGGGGAGATGTTTATGTTTATGGAGTGGTTCCAAGCGTTCGCAGCACAAAAAGGTTTATTACTTGAATCAATGGGTGAATTTGGGAGATTAAAAGATGAAACCAACCAATAGAGATAGATGTGAAAGTTACAAAGATATTTGCGAGGTCAGGTTCTTACTTTATATGGCGTACCAGTGCGACAGTGTGACAGAAAAGAAAAAGTTAATTGATGACGCGATGATTAAGATTGACTCTTACATATGGGAAGATTTCGCGGAGTATCGAACTAAATGAGATACGCCAGCCACTACAAAGACGACCCTAACGAAGATAGAATAATCGCTCACGCCTGTAAGGCTTGGAAGTGCCAAGCAAAGAAAATCCCACCGCATTACGTTTTAGACTTCGCTATGCTGCGTCAAGGTCAGATAGTCGGCTTTGTTGAGGTCAAGAAGCGACACTTCCACTACGATAAATTCCCAACAACAATCATTCCATTCAACAAAATAATAAAGGCTAAGGATATGCTCAGGTTCGGCTATCCGTCATTCTTTATGGTTGAGTGGAACGATAGAATAGGTTGGGTGAGCTTAGACAGTAAGCCTGACAAGATAACCGTGGAAGGCCGTACAGATCGAGGCAGACCCGATGATATACAGCCTATGGCGCATTACAGTATAGACCAGTTTACTTTTCTGAACTGCCAGCCAGTTGATTAGCAACATCAATAGCTCGCTGACCTACTTGGTCGGCGTATCGGCTGTTAAGTAACTCACTTCCCGCTAGATCGAATTTACCTTCCTCAATGTAAGCGATGGTCTTTTTAAATTGCTTAAACTTCGACAACCCCATATTAAATACTAGGTTGATGATCGCCTCTTTACGTTCTGGCGACAATTCAGCAAACCACTCAAAGTTAGACCAGCACTGCCCAGCAACGCGAGCGATGTCATTCTCTAACAGGTAGGTGGCTTCCTCTTTTGATATTCCGACATCATCGAGGTTGCGACCGACACCAATAGTCAACTTATCAGCAGTACACTTATAAGGCTCTAACTTTAAGCCTTCGTGAATTATTAATTGTTTAGTTAGTCGTTCTTTATTAATCAATGGAAAAGCTCCCAAAATCTAATAGAAAAGCTCCCAAAAATTAGGAATCTTCTTTTTTGTGACTTGCGCCAAAGTAAAATGAAGTAATTGCCGAGACAACACCGCCCATATAACCTAAAACAAGGCTAACAATAGTATCGCTATTAGCGTCAGGAGGCTGAATAGTAACAAGAAAGATATAACCCACAAAACCAACAAGGGAAATAAGGGCAACAATTCTAGGTGTCCAATCGCCTTTGTGGGCTTTTCTTGCGTCTTGTATATCTTTCGCTTCCAGTGCAAAGATGTCAACTTCCAACTCAGCCATTTTAGTTTCAAAATCAAGCTCCGCTTTTTTAACTTCAACAAGTTGCTCTGGTGACGCAGTTTGTAATGCTTTTTCAATACTTTTAGGGTCATTACCACAACCTAAAGCATTAGCAATAGCAGATGCAGCAGCACCACCTAGAGGGCTACCTAACGCAGTGCCAAGAACAGGCGCAACAGCACCGATAATGCCCTTAATCGCTCCAAAATTCATTTCTTTTTAGCCTTCTTCATTGCTTTAGCTTTTTTCTTCTTTGGCGCTGGTGGGCGACCGACTTTTGAGCCGTATGTACCTTTACCTTGTGGCATTACTCTATCTCCTCAATCTCAGTATTACTAATAATTAATGTTGTTTTAGCCCATTCCATAGCACCTACAATCTCACCGTAGGTTAATAGTCCCTGCTCTGCGTATTCGTCAATCAAAGCAATTATATCGTTATAGAAGTCATCTGTAGCTGCATTTCGGTAGCTATAGTTATTATGCTGTGTTAAATCTTTGACATCGGACATTATAACCTCTCAGTTGACCGCCTTACCTCGCCCTTCTCTTTATCTAGGACAAGTAAGCACATTGATTGTCCACTTACATAGCCACTTGAATCGTGCCAAGCATCACTAGGCGGTAGACCTGCAAAGCTCTCGGTTACTGTTTGACCATAGGTTTCGCGGCTAATTTGCTTACTGTGTATGTGGCCGTGCCAACACATTCTATGTGTGCTTGCCCCCCACTCTTCAGGGTATCTGGCTGCAAAATACTCAGCCATCTTAGCGTGTTTAATAGTGTCACCGTGAGTAACCATAAAGGCTGTTTTGCCGTGTTGGTACACCCAGCATACCGCAGGAGACATCTCTATTGTAACTCTTTTATTGTTGCGCCAATAGGCTTGTTGTTGAGCCTTGAGCGCCATAGAGGTAATCGCATCGTGATTTCCGCGACAGTGACGCACTATAACCTTGTTAAAACGCTTCAGAGCCTCTTCTACAATAAACGACATAACCTCAAGCCCTATTAGGAAAACGTGCTCTAAGCGCCCGTCAGTGTCCAGAGGAGTGCCTTTAGTGGTCGTTCCTGTGTATGTGTCCGCGTGGTAGTAGTCGCCTAGCTGATTAATTACGATTGTGTCGCACTCAGGCGCATTGTTCATTAGGCGCATAAATACTTCTTTGTGGCGACTTGCAGCAATCTTACAGTCGTAGTTATCACCAGATATATCATCGTGAGCCAGCATACCGAAGTGAGCGTCACCGATATTAACTACGGCAAGCTCTTGATCTTTTAGCTTTTTCTTAGGTTTGGGTATCTTAGGTGATTTGTTTTTATGATCTTCGAGGAACTCATCGAGGGCGTTCTTAATACTTTGTATCTGATCTTCTTGCTTTAAGTTGGTCTTAACCCATTGGGCTTTGACCTGACCATCTTCGGAGTAGAGTGTTGAAGTGCCTTTGACTAGGTGGGTACTCGGAGCAGTGTGAATCATATCGTGGTTTGGTGAGTAGCCCTGCCCTGCTGCCCTTCGTATCACTATGCGCTTGTGTGATTGAACGCAAGACCTTGATACGCCTAGCTTTGCTGCGCTTTTATGCTCTGATACGCCTTCGAGATATAACTTTATTACTTCGCGCTGCTTGTCCGTAGTACAGTAATCTAATAGCTTCTTTTCCATAATTCCCCCCTTGGGATTGCTTAAAGATTATTTCTTTTTAGACTTCTTTGCTATGTCTGCATCAGCCTTTCTAGCGCCACCCTTACCTGATACAAAACTATTAACTCTGCCCATAGCCCAAGCGGACATAGGTACGTTTCTTGAGCCACCAGAAAGATATGCGCCTTGACCTCTGCGGTAAACTTTCTCTAACTGGCTGGGAGTAAACTTTGAACCCTCTGCCTTTTTCTTTAGAGTTGCTTTAACGCTTGCGCTTAGTGGTTTTCTTGGCGGTGCTTTTTTTGCTGCCATCTTTTCCAGTCCTCGATTTCTCAACCGCTTTTAAGTCAATGTATTCACCAGCAGCATACTTTTTAGCAGTACGTTTAATCTCTGCGGCTTTCTTGGCTTTATTCTTAGCACCTGACAGGTACTTCTTGGCAACGCCTGTCTTCTTATCTTTTGCTACCTTTCTGAATTTAGCCATTACCATTTAACCTTGTCAGCCCAGTAAGCTGCACTCATCTTACCCTTGGCTATATTCTTAGCGTGTCGGGCTTTAAATGAAGCTCGTTTAGCTTTCATTTTATCTGACTCACCCTTCTTAGGTGCGCCAGCAGTTTTAGCGCCTTGCTCACCGAATCTAATAAGTTTAGTCTCACTTCCTGTTTTAGCAAGTACAACGTGAGATTTAGTTGGGTGATTAGGAGTGCGCTTTGGTTTATTAAAGCCTTCTAAACGATTCTTAGTCAATCTTGGGTCTTTAGTAGCCATAGTATTAACCTAACGGATTTTTACTGCTTCTTTCAATCTTATCAATAATCCTTTCAATTTTGCTTTCCATATCGCGTATTCTGCTTTTATTGACGCGAACGCCGCTTTGAATTTCACTTGTATCCGTTTCTTTGATTCCACTAATTTTTGTTTCAACATTTTTTATATTCCCCTCTATTGTCGCTATGGTTGCTTGGATATGCCCTATGTCGCTATTAGACTGCGTTACCTCTAGTGTTGTCAAACGCTTCTCTAAGCTGCGTATTTCTTCGACATTATAAATCTCAGCCATCTTACTTTCTAAGGCTTCAAGTTTTGTTTCCATTGTGACAAACGAAGCTACAACGCCAGCAAAAGCGGTAGCGATTCCAATCCAAGTGCTAATTTGTTCTGCTTTCATTACGGTAACATCTCTATATTGTGGTCAGGGTAAAACTCACCCTCCAAATTTGTATTTACTAGCCAAAACTGATTCTCTACACCTACTACCTCACCAGCCCAAGCTACGTTTAGCTGGTTTAAATACATCTGGTCTATTTGTACAGATGCGGAATCGTAGAATGCCTGAACAGTATCGGAAGCCTGTGTGACAAAGGTCGTTGATTCAATTATCGCCCCTGCATACTGTTCAAGCATATTTTTTGTACGACTAGCCACAACCATTCCTTCTATACTGGCTGCGTAGTTGTCGCGGGTTTCTTGTTTGATTGATCTCAGGTCGTTATCAGTAGCGTACTTTTCCATACCGATCTTAGTTGACTCATCGGCAACTTCTATCTCGGCAGCGATAGCGGTAACGGCAGCCATTTGCTCCGCTTCCTCTATCATTGCATCTTTTTGATTCTCGAACTCGACTTGCTGACCAATTATTTGATCTTGTATTAACAGACCAGTAAGGTGCTCTTGAGTGGATTGTTGTAAGGCAAGATCATAGGCAGCATTAAAGGCATCAAGCTGCTGTTGAGTAACGTGGTATTCGACACCAGTGTCGGGGTCAACGATGACACTAGCACCAGTGACCATATTTTCAGCCATTTGCGAGATAAAATTGTTAGCCTCACTTCCGATGAGGGAATTTATTACGGCTGTGTGATCTTGAAGCTCTGTCTGGCTTTTCGCGGTAAACGACAGGGCGATCAGGGACAGCATCAGGGCGATTTTTGTAGAAAGTGTACGCATCTTGACCTATTAGTCCTTGGTTTGTGGGGCAGGGTGTACCCGATTCATATAATGCCCACCATACTCGGTGATCTTGGCACATTATAGATACAGCCCCCACTTTCAAGCCTAATGCCTGTAGCTGCTTACTGAGCTTCAATAGCTCACAGTTATTATCTCGCACTGGATTACCTATAGCAAGACCAAACATCTGAGTCTGTACGCCAGCACCACCAGAGAATACACATACGTCTTGATTATACGCAGGTGAGCTAGGCGCTACAGCCGTATTAACTACAGCGCCCTCTTGAGTAACGGTCGTAGTCGTCCTGTTATCAATGCTCTCTGCGCTCTGCTGATTGTTAGAGCCGAAGTCACCAACCGTAGCAGCCTGTTCTTCTTGAGCGTTAGAGAAGTTTGATAATAGCGATAACAAACAGACTAGGTGCAAACGCGCAAGTAATGACCGTTTTATATAAGCCACCGATCTTGTCATCGAGTTTTTCCAATCTATCATCTAACTTCTCCAGCCTTCCTTTTCGTTCCTCAAGAGTTTTCTCGATATTTTCATACCGTACAGCGCATACAGATTCGTGGCTCTCGATCTTACTGAGAGCCTTGTCGATTTTCTGTTCCATTGATAAGTCCATTATCTAACTACGTTTCGCAACATTCCGTTAGCTTGCTCAAAAGGATTTCTTTGAGTTGATAAAATCACAAATAGGTCAGCGTTTTCTTCAATTGTATGGGTGTAGCCAATCTTCTTCTGGTTAGTATTTATTTCAGTGTCTTGAACTATGCCATAAACGCCAACGTGTCCGTCAGACTGTGCGTCTGCAAAAATCAAAGTTCCTTCTGTTACCGTAATGTCACTAACGTCAACATCGGTGCTTCC